CTTCGAATCAAACACACCCGCCAAAGAGCGTTGTGTCGCAAGGCCGCTGGCCCGCCAACCTGATTCACGACGGCAGCGACGAGGTGGTGGGGTTGTTTCCGCAAACTGGCGTATCAGCGGGAGGAAGGTCTGGTCACACAGCGGCGTATTCTGGCGGATTCAAGCAAGAGCATTACGGTGACGCCAAGCCGGGTTTTGGAGATTCCGGCTCTGCCGCCCGCTTTTTTTACTGCGCCAAGGCAAGCAAGAAGGATCGGGATGAGGGGCTTGATATGTCGCCCGACCGGTTTATGGCGGCAAGCAATCAAGCGCAAGCACAGCTAAAGCGTGGGATTATCCATGAAGCTGAAAGCGGTGTTAATACGGTCAAGGTTCGCAAAAATAATCACCCCACGGTCAAACCCACCGCGCTCATGCGCTACCTCTGCCGCCTCGTCACGCCGCTCGGCGGCACTGTGCTTGATCCCTTCATGGGCAGCGGCAGCACTGGCAAGGCGGCTGTGCTGGAGGGCTTCAACTTTGTCGGCATCGAACGCGAGGCGGAATATGTGGAGATCGCCAAGGCGAGGATCGCGGCGGCGGAAGCGAAGCGCGGTGAGATGTTGCCGATGGAAGTGGAGGCGGCATGAGCAAGCGCGACCAACTTTGGAGCGACCTCACGCGGCGCAATCCGCGCCTATTAAATGATCCGCATTTCACCACGGCTGGGCTGCGCAAGTTTTTTGAGAAGGTCTATGACGCTGGATTCGATGCCGGCACGCTGGCCGCGCAGCCGCCGCGCATGAGCGGAGCTTCGGGTGCGTCGGCTTTTGAGGAGATTTTCGGAGGGTTTCGCCGATGAGCATCTCCGGCGTCGTTCCCCCACCGCCGCGCGTGCGCCCGTGGCGTGGTCGCAGCAAGGAGCCGCCGAAGTGCGGGGTCTGTAGCAAGCAGCTTCGTATCGACGACATCCATGGCGTGGACCCTCAGCTGGGTCCCATCTGCCGCGAGTGCGGGCCGCATGTCGTGGCCGCCAACAGGCTACTGCATCCCTTTTGGGTGTAGCGACATTCGCTATTCGCAAACCCCGAACACAAACAGCTTAAAAATTATGTTATTCGCAAAAACCAAAACCATCCCCCTCGACCGCTACACTGTAAGCACCGACTTTGACGCCGATGGCGCCCTCGGCTTTAGCCGAGACAAGGCCCCCGCTGCGTTTCTTTCTGTGATGCTTAACATTCAAGACCGCATCGCCGACGCCGCCACCTTAGTTGCCGCTATGGCCACGGCCAAGGAACCCGGCTACCTTGCCCATGCTGCTGGGCAGCTTAACGCCTTGCAAGAATTGTGGGACGACATTGAATCTCGCCGCGCGGATGCCTCGCGCTTGGAGTAGCTGCATACTTTTTGCGCAGTAGTTCAAGCCACGTTTGAACTATCGGCCATAAATGAAGCAAGACTCCATCTGCCGCCGCCGCTCTAAACATTCCCGAGCTATACCTTTTCGGGGCGCTCAAATTCACACACCTCTGTCGGCGACTGGTCGCTATACCCGCTCGGGAACTGTTGCAAACTGTCTGACCTTGCACGCAACGTCCTACGGTTTGTCACAAATTTTCCACACAGAAAGTGACTAAAAGTGTCACTACTTGTGCAGAAGTGTAGCTGATTCTATCCGGTTTGCCTTAGAAATCCAGCAATGGCGAAATCTTGGCACGCATTGTATCACAAAAGCCGTCGCCGCATCCTCCGCATTACCAGTCGCTTGCGCTTGCTTGTGTTTATTTGTGTTGACAACGTGTTACGTTGTGTTGTATTTGTATAGACAGAGGGACGCAGTGTGTCCGTCGCCCGGTTCTAACGTCCCGGTTCCCCCTTCAGACGTTTGGCGCACCTTTCTTGGAAGGTTTTATCCATGGCGACAGAAAAAGAGGCCGCGACAGCGGCGGGAGCGGATGATGTAGTTTCGATGGCACTCAACGAGTTGGGCATTAAGCGCCAACCCGAGGAGGCCAAAGAGGAATCCGCAGACAAAGAGACGATCTCTGACAACGCAGACACGACAGAGGAGCCAGAGGAGAAATCCGAAGACCCTGCTGAAGATGTTGAGAATGAAGAGGATGAGGCGGAAGAAGCCGACAAGCCCGAGGAACCAGAGGAGGACGAGGAAGGCGCCGAGGATAAAACCCACGGCGACGAGGTATCGAAGGACAAGGTTCAGCGCAGGATTGACAAGCTAGTCGCCAAGCAGCGTGAGGCCGAAGAAAAAGCTCAGGCCGCGACATCCGAATTGGAGCAACTGAAAGCCGCCAAGGCGGATTTGGAAGCCCAGCTCAACCAAAACAGCCGCCCCGTGCTGACCCCGAGCGCCGACAACCCGTTGGCCGATGTGGACAGCGACGAGGCCCTTCAACAGCGCATCCAGAATGCCCAAGCGGTTCGCCGGTGGGCACTTCAGAATACGGATGGCACCACGATCAAGCAGCCCGATGGCTCTGAAAAGTTCATCGAGGCAGCGGAGGTTAAGGACTATCTCGTCAAAGCTGACGACATCCTGACCATCCACGTTCCTGCTCGTAAGGAATGGTTGGCCCAGCGTGAGCCGGCGGTGCAAGCCGCCAAGAGCATGTTCCCCGATATATTCAAGGAGGGCAGCGCGCTCAACCAAGCCTACAAGGCCACGATCAAGCAGGCCCCCGATCTCCTCAAGATCCCCCAGCATGAATACTGGATCGGCCTCGCGCTCTACGGCGAGCAAGCCCTCATGGCCAAGCAGCAGACCGAAGCTGCCAAAGACAAGGCCAAGAAAACTGTGTCCGCGAAGAAAGAGAAAACCGTCACACCCGTCCAGCCCGTTAGCGCGCCCCGCTCTGCCACAAAAGGCAGCTCTACGGCTGCGAAAAATCGGTTCTTCAAATCAAGCGGGTCCATGTCGGACATCGAGGACTTGGTGGGGGAACTGATCGGATAAACCCAATCAATTAGAAAACTCACACAATATGTCACAAGGACTTGTTCATCCGGCCACCGGACTGCGCGAAGACTTGGCTGACGTGATCTCGGTCATCGACCAGAAAAACACGCCCGTCACTTCCCGCATCAAAGCCGGCTCGGATCTCACCAATGGCTCTGTCTTCTCTTGGCAGGCCGACAGCTATAACGACCCGTCGTTCGACGGTGTCCTCACGAATGCGGATGTCACCACGTTTGACGATCCCGCCAAAAACCGCGTCCTCCTTTCCGGCCGCGCCCAGAAGTTCCGCCGTTCCATCAAAGTCGATGACTTTGCCCAGAACGTGGACAACATCGCTGGCGTTGGCAAGAAGAAGGAAATGGCTCGCGGCGTTTCCCGCGCCCTCATCGAACTGAAGCGCGACATGGAAAGCGCCTTCTGCTCCAGCAACGATTCGCAAGAGCAGAGCGGCACCAACCCGTATAAAACTCGCGGCCTCGGCTCCTGGATTTCCAGCTCGGCCCAGACGGATCTCCCCGTCCCCGCGTCGTTCCGCACGCCGTCCGCTTCGATCAACACGACTGCTACCTCCTCTCTCACCGAGAGCGATGTCGCCGCCGTTCTTCAGAGCGTCTACGAGCAGACCGGCACCATCGACACGATGGATCTGGTCACTGGCCCGAACCTCAAGAAGCGCTTCAGCGAGTTCACCCGCTACTCCAGCGGCAGCAACACCGCTCTGAGCACCCGTCAATACACCGCTTCGCTCAATGACCGCACGGTCATCAGCACGGTGGACACCTACATCGGCGACTTCGGCACGATTAACTTGGTGCCGACCTTGTTCAATGCGAAGGACGCAGCCGCTGCCGTTCAGTCGGCCCGTGGCTACCTCCTCAACATGGACATGTTGGAGTCCCGGTATGGCCGTCGCCCCCGCTTCCAAGAGCTGGAAGACCAAGGTGGTGGACCGCGTGGCCTCGTTGATGCGATTGCCGCGCTGGTGTGCTGGAACCCGAAGGGCCTCGGCGAGTTCGCCGCGACTTCCTAGTAGCAACCTCAATTAAGGAATAACAAAACTATGAAGCTATACGAACTGCCCGCCGAAACTAAAGCCGCCACCGGCTTTACCCACAAGGCGATCATCGACCACACGGACCTCACGCAAGCGACCGACAACACGGCGCAAGATGTGAAGATCCTCACCGTCCCGGCCAAAAGCGTTGTCACTCGCGTGGCGATGCACCTGACGACTCCGTTCCAAAAGACCGGAACGTCGGCCTACAACACGAACGCGCTCATCATCGGTGACAGCGGCGACACGGATCGCTGGCTGACTTCCACCGAAGTGAACGTGAACGGCACCGAGATTCTGGCCAAAGCCCAGCCCTCGACCGTCCCCGCCGCCTACGTCACGGCCACGGACATCAACGCGAACTTCGCGTCGATGGCCAGCTATGACCTCGCGGAGTTGGATGCCGGCGAAGTTGAAGTCTTCTTCAGCCTCGTCTCGCTCGCGGATTACTAAGCGTCTTAACACACTGTCGTCCGCCGCAAGGCGGACGGCAGTAGTTAGGATGTCAGACAATCTATGGTCAGAACTTGTCCTCGATCTGGGGGATGAGATGGCCGCAGCGGTTAAGCAGGAGTTAATAGCCGGCTGGAATGCCGATGCTGTTCTCGCCGCCACTCGCCAGCGCCAGATCGCCGAAGCCAGTGCGCGCATAGAGCAATGCGCCATCGAAGGCATCGGCCAGAAGGATATGTCCATAGACGCTGATGCTTATTGGTCTTGGGAGGCAGCGGAGCCGGGCTGCTGGAAGGACAAAGCCTTCCGCGACTGGTTCAAGAAGAAAAACCCCGAGACTGTTGTGCCCTACACCCCCCGCAAAACCACTGTCCTCATCTAATGATTAAAGCACCCAAGCCAGAGGACATCACGGCGATGCTCTACGAGATCGACCAAGCGGACGCCGATGGCAGCCAGTATGTTCAGCGAAAACTGCGCAACTGGAACACACGGTTCTGCATCTGGCCGGGGCAAAGTGAGGATGGCAGGAAGTGGTCCGGCTCTCAAGGCAAGCAGCCCTGGCCCTGGAGTGGGGCGTCCGATGTTCGTGTGCGTCTGGCCGACAATATCATTTCGGACAACACGGCCCTCCTCTGTAACTCCTTCTTCAAGAGTCGCGTGCAAGTCCAGCCCGTGGAGAGCATGGACGTGGACAAGCGCAATGCCGCTGAGACCGTGATGAAGTGGCTTATGTTCCAGCACTGTCTGGACGACCTTCGCCGCGAGGTAAAGTTGGCCGCCCAATTCAGAGAGACCTACGGCTTGGCCGTCATGGCGGTTGACTGGGTGCAGACCAGCCGCACCGAGATCAAGTCCTTCAGCATCGAGGACGCGCAAGCAATGCTGGAAGAGTCGCAAGATCCCAACCTCGCCGCCCTTCTGGAAGTGGTCATGGACCCGCTGCAAGAGGAGACCGCCGCCGAACTCTTGGGGCAGATCGTCCCCGAATTGGGATCAACTGTCAAAGTTCGCCAGTTCCGCGACAAAGGATTCGTCGAGTGGGAGGAGCCTTACATTTTTGAGAGTAAGCCGGTGTGGACCGCGCTTGAGCCGTGGGAGGATGTCATCTTCCCCATTCAGACCTTCAGCCTTCAACGCGCCGCGTTCGTTGCCCGCAGAGAATTGCTCACTGAGGTGGAGTTGCGCGAGCGCGGCGCAGTTGAGGGCTGGGACGAGGAGTGGATCGAAGACGCCGCCAAGCACAAGGGCCAGCTCAAGCGCATCTCGCTCAACATCCACCGCACCGACCAGTTCCTTTACGAACAACTCCGCGACATGTGCGAGATATGGCACGTCTACCGCAAGGAGAACGACCCCAAGACCAACGCCATCCGCGTCACCCGCTCCGTGGTTAGCTACCATGTCACCGACAAAGTCGCCGTGCATGAGCTGCTGCCCTATGCCCACGGACAATACCCCTTCATCGAACTCCCCCGCGAGCGCGCCACCCGCCCTCTGCTAGAGGCCCGTGGCATCCCCGAGCTGGTGCAGACCGCGCAGGAGGAAATCAAGATCCAGCGCGACTTCCGCTCCGACCGGGCCAGCATCAGCATCCTCCCGCCCGTCAAAGTTCCCGCCAACCGTGGCAAGTTTGATCTCGTTCTCGGCCCCGGCATGCAGATCCCCGAACGCCGCCCCGGCGAGATCGAGTGGATGAATCCCCCTCGCCCCGACATGGGCAGCATCGAAGTGGAAGCCGCCACCCGTGCGGACGTGGACAATTACTTCGGCCGCATCAGCGATGCCGTCCCACAGCAACGCTACATGCTCCACACGCAGGAGCTAATCGACTCTTGGCTCATCGACATGAAGCTCTGCATCGCGCAGACCATGGCGCTGGCGCAACAGTATATGACCGCCGAGGAGGTCGCGCGGATTACCGGCAATGCCCAGTTGGCATTCAGCGCATCGCCCCAAGACATCCGGGGCCGCTTCGACATTACCGCTGAGTTTGACGCGCGCCTCCTCGACAACGAAGCCCTCGGCGCAAAGCTCGACTACCTCGCCAAAGTG